AACTCTATGTAATAGTTAAACAGCGGTAAACCATCTGGAGCATAACCGCATTCTGAACCTTTGAACCAGATACACTGCTCTGGTTCTATGTCGTGTCCATAGAAAGCTATAGCATCTACGGCATCTAATTCGGGGAAAGTTTTATTTAGCAAAGCTAACAGAGTATCAAATTTCATAATTCTATACCTCAACATCAACGTAGTTTATGTTCTCTATATCTAGAGGCTCATTGTGACCGATGGTTATATATTTATATCCATCAAGTGTTAGAGATTCTACAATCTCTAAAGCTTCTTTTCTAGTCTCGCATACCATAGCATTATCGTCAAACATAACTATAAACATATCTATATCCTTTTAACTTTGTTAAAAACTGGGAGAGCCGAAGCCCTCCCGATAGATTTTATTTAGAAGATAGAATCTCTAGGATTTTATCCATCTTAGACTCCAAAGAGTCTACTCGTTGAGTCAGCGTTTCTTTCTTCTGGGCTGAAGCTTTAGCTTTAGTAGCTTTCTTAGCCGTAGGCTTTTTAGCCGTAGCTTTCTTAGCTGATTTCTTAGCTTTAGGCTTAGAAATCATCGAGAGGAACAGCGGTGGAACACAATCCCACTCACGATATTCCGTTACGTCACCATGTGTCATAAAGCTATCGGAGTTGGCATAGTGCTTGTTAAGCACTGCATGGAACACTTTGGTCAAGCCGTAACGCTCCGAAGGAGACTTGGCGTGAATATTCGCAAAGTGGCAAGCTACGCCATAGACTTGACGTTGAGTAGCGATTTGGTTCGAGTCGATTTGGTTGAAAGTTGAAGTAGCCATAATTTTAATCTCTTTAGTTGTTTAAGGAATAAAAAATTAGTTTGTTCGTAAGAACTCACAAACTTATTTTTTCTTCCACAACTAGAGAGATTAAGAAATAGCCCCATAGCCCTATAAAGCTTTTATTGCTTTATAGGGCTATGGGGCTAAAAAGAGCTGCCGAAATCCTTACGGATTTCCGTACAAGCGATAGAATCTTAGAAGACTTTCAAAGTCTTTGGAGTCTCAAATAGGCTATGCCTAAATATCTGCTAAGTCTTTGAAGTCATTGGAGTTTTTGAAGTAAAGCTAAAGCTTTAAAGATTTTTGAAGGTTTCTCTAGTTTTGTAAACTAGAAAACTTGTAAGACTTTAAAAGTCTTCAGAGGTAGGCGTGTTAAATCTTTAAAGATTTTAGAGTCTCCCAAAATCTTCAGAGAATTTTAAAAGCTCCATAGAGCTTCTTAAAATTCTCTGAAGATTTCATAGCATTTCAAAGTCTTTAGAGACTTTGAAGCTCTGCCCCACATACTTGAAAGTCTTTTAGAGACTTTAAAGTATGGGGGGCAAGTAGCCATAGGGGGGTACTGGGATATATACACATTCTTACACATTTTACGAAGATATGCCATGTAAACCAGACTGCGCTGCAGCTTAAAAGGCTTTAAAGGGAGGAGCAAGGACTGGGTAGTCGGGCGACTTTCAAGGGCTTTAAAGGGAAGAAATCTGCAGTTAAATGTACATTAAGTACAGTTTTATGTACATATAAGTGTGTACATATATATGGTATAAACCCCAGAGGGCTTAATATATATTATACACTGAGATTCGCCTCCTGTCAAGTTTTTTTTTCAGGTCTTCCCTTAATAAGTATATATTACTACTATATAGTATATATACAGGATTATTTACTGTTTATTGTAAAAAAAACTTGACAAAACCTTATATTACAGGTATAATATAGTATATACTATACAATAAAGACTAATAAGTAATATGGCTGAAAAACAACTTACTACAAAGCAACAAGCCTTTTTGGATAATCTCCCTTCATGTAACGGAGATATTGCTTTAGCTGCAGAACTAGCAGGGTACGCAAAGAACACACATTATGAAGTCGTCAAAGCTCTGAAGTCTGAAATACTAGACATAGCTACAAACATAATGGCGCTCAATGCCCCTAAAGCTGCTTCTAAGCTTATACAGATTATGGATAGTAATGAACCTATCCCTCAAGCTAATATGCGTATACAAGCAGCACAGCAAATCCTAGACCGAGTAGGACTTGGTAAAACCGATAGGCTAGATGTAAACGTAAATTCAGGTGGTGGTTTATTTATCATCCCTGCTAAAAAGGAAGTAATAATAGATGGAGAGTATACGGAGAGCTAGTAGTACCATACCTTTCGGCTATAAACTTGACGAAAACAATGCGGAAATGTTGAATCCTATTCCAGACCAACTCGAAGAACTGGATAAGATGATAAAGATGATTAACGACAAAACCCTTAGTCTACGTGAAGCCTCTTTGTTCCTTGAGCATAAAACTGGCCGTTTTATTTCTCACATGGGCTTAAAGAAAATAGCCGATAAAAGGAAAGTAAACGAATGAAAGACTGGGAGGTGAATCCAGAAAACTATCTAACTGATGAGGAAGGTAACTTCAAACTCAAGGCTGATGGTACACCTCGCAAGAAAGGTGGTAGACCCAAAGGCTCAAAGGGCAGAGGTTACAACTACCATTCAGAAACAAAGGCCAAACAAGCTGCAAAGAGAAACGTAAAGCAAAAAGAAAAGAAACTCAAAGCAGCACAAAAGAAAGTAGATAATTATAAGAAGTCTATAGATAACACCAAAAAGACTCTCAGCAAACTCAAAAACGAGACAGATACAAAACTCGTAAGCGCCTCCGAGTTGGATGACATCCCAACAGCTCTACAAGCTGAAGCACAAGAGGATGTCATCTTTAAGGCTAACGCAGGGCCACAGGAAGAGTTCCTCGCAGCAGGTGAAACAGATGTGTTGTATGGTGGAGCAGCAGGTGGTGGTAAGTCATACGCAATGCTTATTGACCCACTCCGCTTTGCTCATAGACCTGCACACAGGGCATTAATCATTAGACGTTCAATGCCAGAGCTACGAGAACTAATCGACAAAAGTCGGGAACTTTACCCAAAAGCTTTCCCGACTGCAAAATACAAAGAAGTCGAAAAGATGTGGATATTCCCTAGTGGTGCTAAGATGGAGTTTGGGTTCTTGGAGCGTGATGCAGATGTATATCGCTATCAAGGTCAAGCATACAGCTTCATAGGCTTTGACGAGATTACACATTTGCCTACGGAGTTTGCTTGGAACTACCTAGCTTCTCGACTACGTACTACAGACCCCGAAATTCAAACGTACATGCGTTGTACGGCAAATCCCGGAGGTTCTGGGGCAGATTGGGTTAAAAAGCGTTACATCGACCCTGCACCCCCTAACGAGAGTTTTAGAGGCTCTGATGGCCTCACAAGAAAGTTTATACCTGCTAGGCTACAGGATAACCCTTACCTAGCTAGTGATGGTAGATACGAACAGATGCTTAATGCACTGCCTCCAACACAACGGAAGCAGTTGCTAGAAGGAAATTGGGATGTTGCTGAAGGTGCAGCATTCACAGAGTTTAATCCCTTTGAGCACGTTATTACACCATACGAGATTCCGATACACTGGGAACGCAGCAAAGGGATTGACTATGGTTACGCATCAGAGAGTTGTTGTTTGTGGGGAGCAGTTGACCCTAGTGATGGTACACTGATTATATATCGTGAGCTGTACCGCAAAGGTCTACTAGGCTCTGACCTCGCAAACATGATTACAGAGATGGAGTACGAAGACCCCTTTTCTGTACAAGGAGTGCTCGATACAGCCTGTTGGAGCAAGACTGGTACTACAGGCCCAACTGTCGGGGAAACGCTTCAGAGAGCAGGACACAAGCTCAGACGAGCAGATAAGAATAGAATACAAGGTAAGATACAGATTCACGAATACTTGAAGCTTCAACAAAGCGGTAGGCCACGATTGCAAATATTTAATACATGCCCCAACCTGATACGTGAGCTTCAAAGTATTCCCTTAGATAGGTCTAAGCCTGAAGATGTAGACACAAACGCATCCGACCATGCTTACGATGCGTTACGTTATCTCATCATGGCTAGACCACGTATCAATGATACAATAAGCCAACTCAGACAGTTTAGAAGAGAACAAGCCTTTACTCCGTCTGACTCAACCTTTGGATATTAATATGTACGGCAAAAAGAAAAAAATCAAATACAACAATGGTGGTTTAGTTGCACGTAAAGAGTTCAAAGGAGTTGGCTCTATAGAAGGTAATCTTGCAGGAAACCAAAGCGGTGTGTCTGGTTCGGTTTCAGCTACAGTACGGAAAAGCGGTACATCTGGAACTGCAAGTATGTATAAAGATAGCAAAGGCAATACACGTAGCAGCTACAGCTTAGAGAGACAACTGCCGAATAATAGTTCAGTAGGCATCAAAGTACGCAAAGAACCTAAGTTGACCTACCACAAAAAACTAAAAGGTGGGTTCAACCTGAATGTAGAGGCTACCCGAAAGGGTGGCGTAATGCGTATCTCTAAGCCCCTGTAAAGGAATAATATATGTCAGAAGATAAAGAAATGTTTGAAACAGCCGATGAAATCTATTTCGATGAAATGGAGACTCAAGGTGGCTTAGAGCTTGAGCTAGAAGAAGATGTGCGTAATCGTTTTGTAGGCTTAGTAGAAGCTCGTTACGCATCGGCTGAACAAGCACGAGACTTTGATGAGAAACGATGGCTAACAGCTTATCACAACTTCCGAGGAATCTACAACAAGAATGTACGATTCCGAGAGTCTGAGAAGTCTAAAGTATTTGTAAAAGTAACCAAGACCAAAGTTCTTGCAGCATTCGGTCAGCTAGTTGATGTTGTGTTTGGTACTGGTCAGTTCCCGATTGGTGTACGTGAAACTAAACTGCCCGAAGGCATTTCTAAGTACACACGCCTAGAAGCAGGTACAGGCATTGAGACAAGTGCTCCACCTACTTACGAAGAACCAGAACAGCAGGAAGCTACTGCGCCTGAGATTGAAAACCCATACGATGTAGGTTATGAAGGTGATGGGCGAGTATTAGGTGCAGGAGCTACCCTCACAGGAGGCAAAGACAAACTAGCGCAAGCAATCGAAGAAGCTAACGTAGAGTTTGTGGATGGTGCTTCACCAGACCCACAAGACCTAGAGATGTCTCCTGCTAAAGAAGCTGCACGTAACATGCAGACTTTGATACATGACCAAATCGAAGAATCAAATGGTACAAGTGAGCTACGCAATGCTTTGCTCGAAGCTGCACTGTTTGGTACAGGAATCGTAAAAGGGCCATTCAACTATAATAAAACTGTAAGCCGTTGGGTAACTAACGAAAACGGAGAACGTCAATACAGTCCAATTGATGTACGTGTGCCTCGCATTGAGTTTGTCAGCATTTGGGATTTCTTTCCCGACCCTGCAGCAACAAGCATCGAAGACTGTGAGTATATCGTACACCGACATAAAATGAACAAGTCTCAGCTTAGAGCACTATCACGTATGCCATTCTTCAATAAGGATGCAATACGTGAATGTTTACAGATGGGTTCTAACTACACTGAAAAAGATTACGAACACGAACTCAAAGACGACCAACGCACAGAAGACTATGGCTCAGGTCAGTTTGAGGTACTAGAATATTGGGGTATCATGGATGCTGAATATGCACGAGAAGTAGGCATGGAACTCCCTGACGAGGTTGATGATTTAGATGAAGTACAAGTTAATGCTTGGATTAGCAATGGGAAGCTCTTACGGAGCGTGGTTAATCCATTCACTCCTTACAGGCTTCCGTACAATGCCTTTCCTTACGAGCGTAATCCTTACTCTTTCTTTGGTATTGGTGTTGCTGAAAATATGGATGACTCTCAACAAATAATGAATGGTCACGCTCGAATGGCTATTGATAACCTCGCACTTGCAGGTTCTCTAGTCTTTGATGTTGACGAATCAGCCCTTGTTGGCGGTCAATCTATGGAAATATATCCCGGAAAAGTCTTCCGCAGACAAGCAGGAATGAGTGGTCAAGCCATCTATGGAGTGAAGTTCCCGAACACTTCCCAAGAAAATATGATGATGTTTGACAAGTTCCGACAGCTTGCAGATGAGCAGACAGGTATTCCTAGTTACTCACACGGACAGACAGGCGTACAAAGCATGACTCGTACCGCTTCTGGTATGTCTATGCTTCTAGGTGCAGCCTCTTTGAACATCAAAACAGTTATCAAGAACATTGATGACTTCTTGTTGAAGCCTTTAGGTCAAGCGTACTATCAGTGGAACATGCAGTTCTTTGAAGGCGAACTAGACGTAGAAGGTGATTTAGATATTCATGCAATGGGTACTAACAGCCTAATGCAGAAAGAAGTACGTAGTCAACGACTGACTATGTTCTTACAAACAGCACAGAATCCTGCTATTGCACCATTCGTTAAAATCTCTAAGATTGTTAGTGAGTTGGCTTACAGCCTTGACCTTGACCCTGACGAGATTCTTAACGACCCTGAAGAAGCAGCGATAATGGCACAAATCATAGGAGCACAAAATGTTGGACAAGGAGATGGCGAAGCGACTGGGGCCACTGGTCAACAACAAGGAGCTATGGGAGGCGCTCAAGGAGCACCTGAGCAACCTACGGATGTTGGAGTTACAGGGACTGGCGGTGGCAACATCGGAACAGGAAATGTACCGCAAGCAGGGGAAAGCGAATTTACTGGCAATGTTGCTTAAACTAAAGGAGCAGGCAACAGAAGCCAAAAATAGAAAAGAGGATTAAACATGCACTGTACTGGCGAAGGTAAAAAGAAAAGAATGAAAAAGGCAGTAGGCTCAGTAGCCAAGAAAGCAGCAGAGGGCGCTGATTCTTTATTGTCTGAAGCACGTAAGGATGTGGTTGCAGCACGTAGCCCTGAGCGTGTAACGCCAGTAGAGTTTGAAGAAATGGCAGAAGCTTTAGAAGATGTAAAAGCTGCTGTTGATAACCGCAAAGATGTAGTATTAAAAGATACCACCAAACTGGTAAACTCTCTGTCGTTTGCTACAGGAAGCAACAAGAAGATGGACAAGCAGTTTGTAATGGAATCAATCAATGAAATAAAAGACACGCCTTTGGTTGAGTCCAAGCAGTCTGTTGCAGAGTTCATTGCTGACCTACATCGTACACAAGTTGATGAAGAATCTAAGCCACTACTGTCACAAAATGATTTTAAAAAGCTAACGGCATTTGCTTCACCAGAACCAAGAGAAATGAAAAATGAAGGTGGAGAAATGGAAAAGGAAATAGTAATAGAAAAATATCCTGAAGACAGTGATGAAGCTAAGTACCTACGCTTTGAAAAAAGCTACGAAGAAGCTATGGCAAAAGCCAAGACCGAAGAGTCTAAAGAAATCATTACTAAGCGATTCAATCAAATTAAGAACAGCTTTGAACCAAATGTAATTGTCAATGCAATGAAGAGTAAAGAAACTCCCGAAGATAGAAAGTTCCGACTCGCTGAAGAGAAAGAACGCTTTGGTTATGACATGGGTGGAATCCTAAGTAAGCCTGATGAAGATAAACTTGAAGGCGATTTGACTGACGAAGAATACGAAAAGCTAGGCTTAGATGACAGAGAGAAGAAGTTCTTAGGCGGTATCTTCAAAAAGATTAAACAAAGCAAGGGTGTAGACTTCCCCTCTGGTGGTTCAGGCTTTATGGCTATTTTTAACAAGCCAAAGAAAGTTGAGCCTGCTACAGCAGACATTAAAAGCCTAGAAGGTGTAGACCCACTTGCTCCATCTAATAATGCACTTGCAGAAGGTGGTATGCCTGTAGATACTTACAGCAATATCCCCGAAGAAGAAAAAGCAGCAGTAGAAGCTTCACAGCTTCCAGATGCAGAGATGGAAGACGAGTACATGGGCTTCATTCTAGACGAAGCTTTGAACGAACAAGACCAAGATTACTTGCTCGATGCCCTAGAGGGTGACGAGCGACTAGGCAGTATCTTTGATAACATCATGGATATTGCAGGAGAATTTGCAGGTGAAGGGGCTGTAAAAGGACTCGGCACAGGCACATCAGATTCGATACCTGCTAGGCTATCGGATGGTGAATTTGTTTTCACCAAGAAAGCAGTTGACCACATAGGCGTTGATGCACTCCAGAAAATGATGGATGATGCTGAACGTGCTTATGATGGTGGACTGATGAAAAAGTACATGGGTGGTGGTATTTTAGATGCTGAAGAGATGGATGAAGATGTTAAGTCTCAGATGCTTTTATCAAACCCAATGCCCAGTGTACGCAAGCGATAAGGCCACCTGTCTAACAGCCCCTTATCATTTTAATTTAAACCTAGAGGCCACCTTGTAGTATCTAGCCCCCGAATGTCTAGCTAACATTTAGGCTACCTAGAAAAGACGACAAGCCCCAAAAGGAGCAGTGATATGAGCGAAGCACAAGAAGCAACAGTAGAACCAGTAGCAAACCCTTACAACATGAACAAAGAGTATGTCCAAGATGACAAGCCCTTTGAAAGTGCAGAAGGAATTTTCTACGACAAGAAGCAGGCCACCTCTCAAGAAGCCCCTGCAGAAAATGTAGATTACAAGAAGCGTTACGATGACCTAAAGAAACATTATGATTCTAAGGTAAGTGAGTTTAAACAGAAAGAGCAAGAGTTACAAGCCGAAGCTCGAATGACACAGAAAGTTGAACAGTCTGTACGTCACGAGGATGCAGTTGAAGCACAAGAAGCTCTAGCCCAAGAAGTAGAAACTCGTGAACCTGTAATTGAAGACGATAGACTCCAAGCCCTTGAAGAAAGAGAAGCTAGGATTGCACGTAGAGAAGCTGAGCTAACGCTTAGCAGCAAACATCCTGACTTTGAGGACATCCGTAAGAGCGAAGAGTTTCATGCGTGGGCTAAGTCCCAACCTGAAAGTATTCAAGACTGGATTTACAATAATCCTAATGATGTAGATTTAGCTGTCAAAGCAATAGACTTGTACAAGTTAGAAAATGAAGTTTCTACTAAGGTTCAAGAAGATGCTAAGCAAAAATCACAAACTTCAGCCCAAGCTTCTGCTGCTGATATGGTATCTACAAAGACTACAAGCGTAGATGCACAGCAACCGAAGATTTGGACACAAAGGGAAATTGCTGCCCTGTCAATGGCTGAGTATGATAAACACGAGAAAGAAATCGACAAAGCCATTATGGAAGGCAGAGTAGTCAATTAATAAACTAAGTCTTTTTTTAATGAGGAAATAATCATGGCTCAATATTTTGAACCCTCCACAGATACTAACGCTAACTTTGCAAACTCGGTATCGGGTCAAGCAAACTCTTACTTCTTGCCTGCTATTTACAGCAAAAAGGTTCTTAACTTTTTCCGTAAAGCATCAGTTGCAGAAGCTATCACTAACACTGACTACGAAGGTGAAATTTCTGCTTTCGGTGATTCTGTACGAATCATTAAAGAGCCAGTAATTAGCGTTAGCTCTTACACTCGTGGCAGCGACACTACTGCTACTAAGCTGACTGACCAAGAAGTAAACCTAGTGGTTGATACTGCTAACGCCTTTAAGTTCATCGTAGACGACATCGAAACTTCTATGTCTCACGTAAACTTCAAAGAAGTTGCAGCTTCTTCTGCTGCTTACGCTTTGCGTGATGCTTTCGATACTGCTGTAATTGCAGCAGGATTTAGCGGTCTATCTGCTTCATCTCCAGACCACACTCTCGGAACTGACTCTGCGACTCACCTCGGTGCAGGCGTATATGATGGTTCTGGCGCTGTTGGCCTTGACGTTACTGACCCTCTCGACTTGCTTGCTCGTATGGCTAAGCTTCTCGATGAGCAGAATGTACCCGAAGAAGGCCGATGGATTGTAGCTCCTCCTAGCTTCTATGAGCAGCTTTCTCAGTCTGGTTCTAAGTTGCTGTCTGTTGACTTCAACGCAGGACAAGGCTCAATCCGCAATGGTTTGGTAACTTCTGGTAAACTGCGTGGCTTTAGCATGTACAAGTCTAACAACGTAGCTTCTCCAAGCAACGCTGACGGCAAACTACTTGCAGGTCACATTTCTGCTATTTGTACTGCACAGACTATCACTAGCACTGAGGTCATCCGTGACCCAGATAGCTTTGGTGACATCTGTCGTGGTCTGCACGTATTCGGTGTTAAAGTCCTCCGTGACGAAGCACTGGTTGGTGCGTTCTACAACGTATAATCGCAGTAAGCTAACAAGAGCGAGGGGTGTAAAAGCCCCTCAATCTTTAACAAATTAAAAGGCAAAAGTACCTATGGCAACGACTTATCTAGATTTGACAAACGAGCTTTTAAGAGAACTTAATGAAGTACCTCTTACGGCTTCTGATTTTGCATCTGCTGTAGGTGTACAAGCGCACGTAAAAGATTCCATAAACAAAGCATACTTTGATATTATTAACCAAGAACCACAGTGGCCTTTCCTAGCGGTAGGCGAGAGTGGTGGAACTGACCCGATGTACGGCAACGTATATGTAGAAACAGTGGCAGGCACAAGATTTTATGAGCTGAAGGCTTCTAGTGATTCAATCAAGAACGACTACGGCTCAATAGATTGGGATAACTTCTTCCTTACTACAGTAGGTGTTTCAGGCGAAACAGCTCCCTTCACAGGGCGTAACCTACGATATACCACCTTAGAAGACTGGAAAAGATTTAGACGTACTGGCGAAAACTTAGACGATGCCGATACACAGAACTATGGTGAACCCGATATAGTTATCAGAAGTCCCGACTCACGCAAGTTTGGACTCAGCCCAATCCCCGACAAAGTATACAGAATATGGTTCTACGCTTACAACCTACCTACTAAATTAACTGCCTACACTGATGAAATAGTATTCCCCGAAATGTATAGCACTGTGCTTCTAGCTCGTGCAAGGTACTACATTCATCAGTTTAAAGACAATCCACAAGCAGCTTCATTTGCTTTGGATGATTATAAAAAAGGTTTACGCAGTATGCGCTCGAACTTAATTGAGCCTGCTCCGTTCTACTTCACAGATGATAGAATGAGATTCTAATTTATGGCAGCTTCACAACCTTACGGATTTTCAGCTAGAGGTGGTTTAAACACCAACATCAGCGAAATCGAAATGCTAGGTCAAGCAGGAATTGCGACTACACTACGCAATTTTGAAGTTGACCCCGATGGTGGTTATCGTAGGGTAAACGGATTTACAGCCTATGGTGGCACTGATGCAACAAGACCTAATGGAGCTTCAACTGTATTAGGTATCAAAACATACGCAGATGGCGTGATAGTCTGTAGTGGCACGAACATCATGTTTAGTAACGATGGTGTTACGTGGCTACAGATAAACAGAGCATCTGTAAGTTCTAGTGGCGACAATTATACGACATTCACAGGTCGCTCAACACTAGCAAGAACCAGTCAAGGACAATGTTCAATAAACATTTTTGAAGGCAGTAAATCTCCATACGGAGAAGTTCTTATTTGTGATGGCGCTAATAAGCCGTATTACTTCTACATGACAGGCACAGGCGCTCTTAGTAATCGAACATACTTTGCAAGCGAGGTCACAGTAAATGGTACGGAAGCGCCAACAGTCGGAACAATCCACAGTAACCACTCTATCGTTGGTGGTACTTCTGATAATCCTAACGTGGTGTACTATAGTCATACACACGCAATAGACGATTTTGCTAGTTCTAATGCAGGTAGCGTAAGACTAGCAGATAGAATTACAGGGCTGAAAAGCTTTCGTGGCGATTGCATTATCTTTTGCCGAAATAGTATTTACAGACTTGTAAACGTAGAAGCTGACGATGCCTCAACAGCAATTGTTCCTATTACTAAGAACGTAGGCTGTTTAGATGGTCAGAGCATTCAAGAGATTGGCGGTGACTTGGTATTCCTAAGTCCAGATGGTATTCGTACTCTCGCAGGTACAGCACGTATTGGTGACGTTGAGTTGACTTCTGTAAGCAGAAACATTCAAAGTGTTATCAGTGACATTACGAATAATATCAACAACCTTACAATTTCAAGTATCGTATTGCGCTCTAAGTCACAGTATAGATTGTATTACAACAATCCAAACCAAGCAGCAACAGAGTCTAAAGGTATTATCGGCACATTTACTGGTCAGGCTTTTGAATGGTCTGAGACTAAAGGCATTGAAGCCGTAGCGGTAGATAGTGGATTTTTAGATTCAGGCATCGAGCAGATTGTACATGGTGATACTGATGGTTATATTTATAATCACGATACTGGTAACTCATTTGTATATGCAGGGTCTTCTTCTGATATTGAAGCTACATACTCAACACCTTATTTAGACTTTGGTGACTTGGGTACTAGAAAGACTTTGCAATATGCTAAGCTTTCAATTAGCCCCGATGCAACTGCAGGTGGTTTTGCTCAGCCAGACTTAAAAGTAAGTTTTGACTTTGATGATACCAATATATTACAGCCAAGCGCAGTAACACTACCTAAAGTTCGAGCAGGTGCAGCGTTTGGTACAGCAATATTTGGAACTGACTTTTTTGGAGCTATTGATACTCCACTTTTACGACAAAACTTACAAGGCAGTTGTTACTCAAGTAACTACACTATTACCAGTAGCGATTCTTTAATACCTTACACAATAAATGGTTTATACATAAACTATGTCCCAACAGGCAGGAGATAATTAAATGGCAGGTACAAGCTATACACGACAAAGTACAATTGCAGACGGCAATCTTATTACTGCCTCTCTTTTTAATAATGAATATAATCAAATTGTAAACGCTTTTGCGTATGCAAGTTCTGGCACAACTGGTCATACACACGATGGCAGTGCAGGACAAGGTGGCAACATCAGTAAGATGGGCGACCAAGACTTCTTAAATAAAATAGAAGTTGATTCTACAAACAATCGCATTGGTTTATATGTAGAAGTAAGCAGTGCTGCTGTAGAGCAGATTCGTGTTCAAGACGGAGCTATTGTACCAGTAACCGACAATGACATCGACTTAGGCACAAGCAGCCTAGAGTTCAAAGACTTATACATTGACGGCACAGCCAACATCGACAGCCTTGTACTTGCTTCAGGCTCAACAGTTACGGCAGTTCTAGACGAAGATGACTTGTCAAGCGACAGCGCAACAGCCCTAGCAACTCAACAATCTATCAAAGCATACGTAGATGCACAAGTAACTGCACAAGATGTAGACATTACTACTGATAGTGGCACTATTGCAATTGACCTCGATAGCGAAACACTTACAGTATCAGGCGGTGAAGGCATTGATACTTCCGCAACAGGCAACGCTATCACAATAGCAGGAGAAGATGCAACAACTTCTAACAAAGGTATTGCTTCTTTTGTTTCTGATGACTTTACAGTTTCAAGTGGTGCTGTTTCACTAGCAACTACTTCAACGGCTGCAGAACTTAATTTGCTTGACGGAGCTACAGTAACAACAGCAGAGATTAATATTCTTGACGGAGTTACTTCATCTACTGCCGAACTTAATCTTCTCGATGGTGTTACAGCTACAACTGCTGAACTTAACATCCTTGACGGAGTTACTTCAACGGCAGCGGAGCTTAATATCCTTGATGGTGTTACATCAACAACTGCTGAGTTAAATATCCTTGATGGTGTTACATCATCTACTGCAGAACTTAATATTTTAGATGGTGTTACTTCAACCGCAGCAGAACTAAACATTCTTGATGGCGTTACATCTACTACAGCCGAGTTAAACATTTTAGATGGTGTAACTGCTACTGCAACAGAATTAAATCTTCTTGATGGTGTCACAGCTACTACAGCCGAACTTAACTATGTTGATGGTGTAACAAGTGCCATACAAACTCAGCTAGATGCGAAACTAGCTTTAGCAGGTGGCACACTAACTGGCGACCTCATACTAGGCGACAATGTTAAAATCGAAGTAGGCTCTGCAAGTGGTGGCGATTTACAAATCTACCATGATGGCTCAAACTCTTACATTGATGATGCAGGAGCAGGTAACTTGTATATCCGAGGCTCAGACATGGTGAGAATACAGAGCCTTTCTGGAGAAAGATATTTCCAAGCTACTGTAGATGATGCAGCTTCTTTATACTTTAATAACTCAGAAAAGCTTGCTACTTCTAGCACAGGTGTAACAATTACTGGTGCTTTGGCAACCGATACTCTTTCAATTGGTGGCACAGCAGTTACTTCAACTGCAGCGGAACTCAACATCCTTGATGGAGTCACATCTACTGCAGCGGAACTAAATATCCTTGATGGAGTCACATCTACTGCTGCGGAACTTAACATCCTTGATGGCGTAACGGCTACTACTGCGGAACTTAACTACGTAGATGGCGTTACAAGCAATATCCAAACTCAGCTCAATGCTAAAGGAACTGGTACAGTTTCAAGCCTTAGCGACTTGAGCATCACTTCTACTGCTACAGAATTAAACATTCTCGATGGCGCTACAGTCACTACCGCTGAACTTAATGTTCTTGACGGATATACTGGCAGTGTAACAGAACTTAACTATCTCGACACTCTACACGCTACTGGCGTAACAAGCACTGAGTTTGATTACTTAGATGGCGTTACGAGCAACATCCAAACTCAGTTAAATGCAAAAGGAACTGGCACAGTTTCAAGCCTCAGTGATTTAAGTGTCACTGCAACTGCTACTGAGTTGAATATTATGGATGGTGTTACAGCTACTACAGCCGAACTGAATATTATGGATGGCGTTACAGCTACTACATCGGAGCTTAATATCCTTGATGGCGTAACTGCAACCGCAACAGAGCTGAATAAAATGGATGGCGTAACAGCCACTACAACAGAGCTTAATTACGTGGATGGTGTAACAAGCGCCATTCAAACGCAGATAAATGGTAAGCTTTCTACAGGCGGTGGTTCGCTTACAGGCGATTTAGATATAGATAACGGAACAAACACAACTCTTGACATTATATCTAACGATGATGGAATGTCACAAATTAGACTGTATGGTTCAAGTCAGGGAACAGGCCGTTGTTATGTAGGACAGACCACAAGCTATGGTGGTGGTATTGAGTACAACGGAGATAACAGCCCGACTACAACTGGCGCAGGTTCAGATGAAATAACACTATTTAGAAAAACTAATGGTACTGAATACTGGACAGCTAAAAATCATGTTAATGATAACAACTGGGACTTCAGAGGAAACATTACGGCTTATGCTTCTGATAAACGTCTAAAAGAAAATGTTGAAACAATTCCAGATGCTTTAGATAAAGTAACTCGATTACGTGGTGTTACTTTTGATTGGAAAGATGACTGTGAAGAAAAAGGATTCTTACCTGCAATGAAGCATGAAACAGGTGTTATTGCACAGGAGGTTCAGGCAGTCATACCCGATGCTGCTGTTCCTGCTCCTTTCGATAATGACTACCTTACTGTTAAACATGATAAAATAATTCCTGTATTGATTGAAGCTATAAAAGAATTGAAAGCAGAGGTCGATAAACTTAAAGGGTCTAAATAATGGCACTACAGACTTCAGGGGCAATAAGCCT